GCCAGGATGTATCTCATTACGATACCCACGTCACTTGTTCTACATGATAAACTAATTTGTTCTATCAATCAAGACAAAAATGTTTATTGTAAGCATTGATTTTACGTTGTGTTGCCAATGCTTTAGCCAATAGTTGAGGGGTAAGTAACCCCATCAATCTATTCATTTCCCATGTAGTAGGAAATACATTACCAGCCACATAACCTTTATCAGGTATGATACGTTGTGGACTTGGTTTGTTTTTTACTTTTTCACTTCCAGATAAAACCAATGGAAGGTTGGTATAAATACAACGCACTTCACCACCCCAAAAGTAATCACAAAGCATACGCATGTAATCAATATATTCATCTGGTGATTGCCATTGGACAGGACATTTGATGTTCTGCTCTGCACGTTTCTTTGCATACATTTTCATGTAAGAATATTGAGTACGAAAGTAACCATCAAAAGAGTTCCTTCTCTTTTTAGCTAGTTCGTTTTTATGTTTACGTTTAGCAGGGT